TTGTTACATTATTTAATTTAACAGTTAAACTGTCAGCAGTGTCTGGTAAATTTAAAGAAAGACCTGAAGATGATCCAACAATACTTGCAAATTGAACAACATCGGCTGTATCTTTAAACTCTAACAATCCATTATCATTTTTAATATAAACACTGCTTGAGGCGTTGATAGTAGAAACGTTTAGCGTGCTTAGCGACAGGGTAGATGCAGTGCCTGAAGTTACTATGTTTCCAAGACTGTTTAAAAGTAAAACAGAAGTTGAAGCCGGTAAAGATGACGGTAAAGTTAGAGAGTAGTTACCAGGTAGTACGGGATTGGCTTGTAATCTAATATAATTACTTGCAGCTGTGATATTTCTAATCAATACAGGTCCGCCGTCTAAAGCAGCAGGCGTGGCATTGGTTTGGTTGGATTCGAATACAAACGTTTGATTAGCTGGTACGTAAGTGACAGCAGCAGGTGCAATGAGATTACCGATAGAACCTGGTGTACCATTTACAGCGCCGGAAGCTGTTAATTGTACTTGATTACCTAAAGTATCGTTATAATATAAATCTTGACCGGATACGTAAATACATCCGATATCAAGTCCACCGGATAAAGGGGAACCTTGTACATCAAATCTAGCTGATCTTAAACCTGTGGCATTACTGCCGTTAAAAGGCAAATCTACGTCAATATTTATACCAGCTGGAGTGATCTGAACGCCGCTTCCAGATGCATGGTTATGCTGATCAACAAGCGATAAAGAACTATTAAGGTCTAAAGCCCAATTAGGCCCTGGTTCTTGTCCTACCGTTGGTAGAATCAGAGACATATTAGGTGACAATGTGCTGGGCATAAGCCCTCCTTAAAATACAAATAAATCAACTACTACAGGAGCTGAGCTATTTAACACTAGCGTCCTAGACTTTAGTTGGTTAGAGTCTTGTTTGTCGTATATTGTAGCAGCTGCCCTTACCCGAATCAACTGCCATCCTTGTAAATCTCTGCCTAATCTGTGGTCAATAGTGTTGTCACCTGCGGTTAAGCTAATGCTTTTTAAGATAACACCAGAGCTTTGAGGCAATCCCAAAACAGGATTAAGCTGCGTAGCCCAAGCGGTTTGTAGCAGCGTTAAACTGTTATCTTCCGATTTGTATATCGGCAAAGCCATTAGTAGCCTCCGAACGAGCCATCACCGTTTGGTGAACCATAGCCACCCCAACGTTCCCCGAAGGAGCGTATGTCAGAGATAGTATCAGGCTGACCTGCATCTCGGTTCATAGCCGAAGATTGAATACGGTCAATAAGCATTTGTTTCTGAGCTAATAAAACTGATACGTCAGATTCTTCTTTTTGCAGACACTTAATCGCCGCATCAACGATAACGTACTCAATCCAACCACTTACGCTCTCTAGCATATCACTATCTTTTAATAATGTATTGACTCTAGGAATATACCAAAGTCTGATATACTGATTGGCACTAGGTGTTGGAATAAAAAAGAGAGTATTGCCGACAACGCGATAACGAAGGTTGAATACCCCAAGAAAAGTAGAAGTAACGTTCGGAAAGACATATCGATTCCTGCTGATAAATTCAAATTTGTGCAGTGTTACCCAGGCGTTACCATTAGCGCCAAGTCCACAATCTGCTCCTAAAAGCTTGTAGAAAGCTGGAGCTCCGTTAAAGTTACTACCATTAGGCAGCGTATACTGGTTAGTCGATCCATCTGTGATAAAAGTAAGAGGAGCGGCTACATAATAATCTTCATACAGTGTCACAAGAAGATCATACAATTCCGCATAGGATTGATTTATATAACTATTCCACTCTTCTTTCGTAACAAAGTTACTGTTGACTCGATCAGCTCTTTGCTGGGCAAGTAAGCGTACTTGACCTAGGGACATTTGTCCAGTTAGGGCAGGTACTACAGAAACAGAGTTTGTATACGAAGAAGTCGTTCCGTTGTCGGATGCTACTTTGTAATAATATGTAGTACCAACAATGACGTTAGTATCAAGATACTGAGGCGTAGTAGGTGCAGGAGAGATAGCCGTAAAATTGACATTGTCTGTACTCCGTTGTAGTGGGTAACTGGTAGCTCCTGCAACCTGATCCCATGATAAGTATACCTGACCATTGCCTTGTTGAGCAATAAGGTTTTGTGGTATTGAAGGTGCGGGCACGGCATCTCCTTAAGGAAGGGGGGCCAGCTTACGCCAGCCCCTTAGTCGCTTGCGACATTGGTAAGATTAAGGAGCAGTGCTGTTTCTTAGCACTAATACCATTTTACGGGATTCACCGGAAGATAAATATGTTCCGGTACCTGTAACAAGACTTGCAAATTGTATGTCAATGATTTTATTTTGTACATCATCATTGTCTAATGACATAAGAACTGCAGCAGAAACAGGATTAACAGGAAGTTGTTCTACCATTAAAAGTTTTACATAAGCATCTTGCATAGTAATTCTATACTTACCTGCAGTGCCTAACTTAGTGATAGACGCAATACCTTTGCTGTTAGCAACATCCAAAACTGGATCTCCACTACCATCGATCGAGAAGCTTAGGAACAAGCTTACCCGCATTTTTTCTAAACCGAAAGAGAATTGATTAAAAAGCCTATTAGCCATTTTAATGCCCTTTATATGCCTCCGTTCACATTCACCGTACTCAAGGAGGTCATCTAAGTCCGGGTGCAACCTAGAGCATTCTAGGCGTCAAAAATGCTGTACATCACACATACAGACAAAAATGCTTAACATTTCCAACGCTTAAGAGCGGCACCCTTTGGCGTAAGTTTACCGCCTTTTGAGGTAGGTCCTGACACTCCAGACATTCTTGCACAGAACGATTTACGTCTGCCAGCGGCTTTAGAACCTGGTTTTACTTTACCTGTAACAGGACGTTTAAGACGTGAGCCGTGTTCTCTATTATACTTTTCGCGGTAGGCATCACTTAAGCCACCGGTACGGCTATGTTTTTTTGGATTGTATCCATGGAAGGGCTTTGATTTAATACGCCCGCCTCTTGACATTTTTATAATTTTTGCTATTCTATCTCTCATAAAACAAAAGCCCCCAGGATTACTCCCAGGGGCCTCCGTTAGCTATTTGCAATTAAGCAGAAAGCTTTACTGTGCAGTTCCACCCTGGAGCATTGCAAATCATATTGGCATAATATCCAATTCTGATCTCTAATGCATCAGCCGTGCCAACTCGTAAGCCTTCCAAACCTTCTAGCCCGTAGGTTAGAATGTGAGGTGCCTTGCCGAGAGACCTGAGCTTCCAAGTGTCCATTTGCAGCAAAAATGCTCGGTTAGCCGGGCAATTTCTGTCTGGAATCACGGTGATAGGTCCGTATGGAGCGTGGATTCGGATACCAGCAAACGCAATATCAGCTTCTTCGTGCTTGACATCTACGTACTGAACCTTTGCGCCTAAACTCTTCTCCAAAGCGGAATAACTGGAGAAATTCATGAAGCACATATCTGGCTGTCCACCTTCTTGTGCGACAAGGCTTGAAGCGTCGATTAGGGCTTCTTCGATTGACTGGCTTGAACCATCGTATCGCACTCCGGCGAGACGGGTTGGATCTGCCGATCTATCTACGTTCCAAAAGCTGTCTCCAGGAGCTGGAGCAACTTCAGGCAACCATGCGCTCAATCCGCTAACTTTCAAGAAGCTAGAAGTAGAGGTAGATCCACCAACAGCAACGTCACCTTGTACGGAGAGGTATCCAGAGGACGCCCAGCCAGACAACGGGTTAACTGACGCTGTACCGCGTAGTACACCGCTTGAGCGGTTAACAGCGGTAAGAACCACCGTAGAGCTTGAAGGAACACCACCATCTGTAGCAGATACTACAAGAGTCATGCCAACTTCGAAGTTAACAACGCTTGGTACGTCTGCTAATTGGATTACGGTGGCGCCGACAGCTGTAGAAGGAGAGCTGATGGTGCCGATTTGACCACGGCTTCCTGTACCGCCTTTGAAGATATCGAGAGCTAAGTCGTTTGAGATATTGCGGAAAGCAGTATCCATAACAAGCTTTGCTTCATCTACGAAAGCACCGGCGTTATCTTTTGTTGCTTCCAACAGTTCGTTCGTGATAGTAGCTAACTGATAGTTGCTAATACGATAAACGAAGAAGCTGGAGATTTGTGGAGCTGTTTGGTTTCCTTGAGCGTTGCTGAAGGTTGCCGAACGGCCTTGCGGTGTACCATACACCAACGGAACTGGAATATATTTTCCAGCGAATCCGCTTGGGCTCTCGTCCTTGGGGAGGAGGGCTAGTAGAGGATTCTTTTTATAGACGAGATCCTTCATATAATCGTCACCAGTATAGAGCTCTTTTAAAGCAGCTACCTGGTTACTTACATTTGCGTAAATTGCTGACATAAGTCACCTTTATTATTTTAATTGTCCCTTGAAAGCAGCGATCGCACGTTCCCGGCGACCTTTGTTTGTCAAAGGTTTTGACGATGCTGTAACAGTATTCGTCAATGTTTTTGTTGTTATTTGTGGCTTCTGGCTTGACTTATCTTCTGATCCAGATTGTGCAGCTTCTGGCGGAGCTAATTTGGATTGCACCTTCTTCAGTTTGGCTAAAGATAGAGCTTCGTCTGTCAGGTAATCTTCTACCAATGCAGCGGCCTCTTCAGCACTCAGCAGTACACCATCCTCATCATACGTTTGTTTGATTAGTTCCACAACTGCGTCATAGGACCCAGTGGCGCGGATGGTTTCATAAGCCTCGTCTCCGTCAACCAACATTTTAACTTCTCGGCTGACTTGTTTCACGGCTTGTTCATAGGCAGCTTTTTGCTGCTCTTGAAGCTTTTCAAAATGACTTTGTTGAGCATCTCGGAGATTCTTAAGCTCTGACTTAATTCTCTTAATCTCAACTTCTTCAGGTCTGCTATTTAGTAATACGCCCGCTACATCATCGTGTGTTAATCCAGCTTCAGCTAATACAGCTAACGTATCGTTTTTAAGTCTGTTTTTCCATTCATCAGCCATTCTAGACTGATGCTCTTGCAAGGACTTTTGCTGTTCTTGCAATTGACGAGCTTGAGCTCGGATGGCTTTTTCTTTTCTAGCAAGCTGAGCAAATCTCTCATCAGATTGTTGAATCTTAGGATTTTGCTCTACAACTGGCTGTTCGCTTTGTTGTGTTGTTTCTAGGGTTTGTTCTGCAGCTATAGGCGCTACAGGTGCCTTCACTTCGTTTGACATTTATCACTCCTTTAGGTTTGGGGAATCATTGGCGATGTTGGTAATGGCTCTGCTACTGCTAACGGGGATTCTGCCCCTGGAGCCATAGGCATCGGCGGCTGCGCCGCTTGTTGTAAAGTAATGGCTTGAGAGTTAAACGTACGGACCATTTCAGCTCTCTCAGGCTCAAGCTTTGTAGGCATATACAAGTTGTAGTATTG